TAAAGACTTAAAAGACGGAACAGAACCAGCATACTATCCCGAATGGGATGAATCTACACACGACTCGGAGGGTTGTTAAATGGCAAAGATGTACACTGCTTCAGGTAAAGAAGAAATACTAACAAGACCGAAAAAATCTCGACAAGGGTATGGAAAGCATACCAAATATGCAGCGACCTCTCGTAATGGGGCAAAGAAAAGAAAAAGAGGACAAGGATAGATCATGCCAGCATTGATTTGTAACCTACCTTCTTATGAGGTATGGGTAAGGAAAGAATACCTTACAGATCATACTAGCGGCCATGGTGAATATGTAAAGGGCGTTTGGGTATCATGTAAATCGATACCTGGACGTGCTTTTTATTTTGAGACGTATTTACCCGAATATGGTGCAATGTATGACAAACTTCCTATAAGTGCTTTTGTATCTTCTCCAGAGATACCAACACCCGATATGGAATTACATAACCTACAGTTTTGGAATTGTATGGACTATGGTGTTGTATGCGTTCAAAAACAGTTTGTAGGGTCTATGCACTATGAACTTTATACAAGGGATTATGGAACCCAATCAGGGACGTATATTTGTACAATAGACAACTACCATCAAGATGTTGATGCAATTGACTACTCTACAAGTGAAAATCCAAGTGAACATAAGTCACATAACCTTATAGAGCTTGATAATGGGCAGTTTGCACTCTATCCAAATAATAGAATGCGTATCTATGACAATAGTTTGACACCCGAACCACCAAAAGTACCTGACTTTAAGGTATCAACGGTATATTATCAGGTAGAAAACGGTCATGATAGGGATGGATTGGGTTCTGAAGAGAATTATTTCTGGAAAACGACTAAAGAAAGAAAAGATAAAGACGATGGTTCAATGGGCTGATAAATAAAATATAATATAAGTGTATTTTAATGCCGTTAGAGAGGATAAGCCAAGGTTTTAAGGACGTTTCTATGTCGTTTCAGACTAATCCTCTGAATAATGACCTTATTGCCCTCAAAAATGAGACTGCGATTAGTAGATCATTACGAAATATCGTATTAACTACACCTGGTGAAAAGTTTTTTAATGAACGTTTTGGGTCAAGGGTATCTGAATCACTATTTGAGAATGTTGATTCGATAACTGCGAATATAATTGAAGGTGAAATTAGAACATCTATTATTAATTATGAACCAAGAGTTAAATTATTGCGTGTTCAAGCAATAGCTGATCAAGATAATAACAGTTTTGATGTTATTATTCAATTTCAAATTATAGGGGCAGACGTTCCACCACAGTCATTACAGTTTGTTTTGCAACCGACTAGATAAAAATGCCATTAGTTAATTTTTCAAACCTTGATTTTGATCAAGTTAAGACTACTCTTAAGAATTATTTAAAGTCTAACTCCAATTTTACGGATTATGACTTTGAGGGGTCTAACTTATCAACAATTATAGACGTTTTAGCATATAATACCTACATCACTTCATACAATGCCAACATGGTAGCGAATGAAGTATTCATTGATAGTGCAACATTAAGAGAAAATGTGGTTGCACTTGCAAGAAATATTGGATATTTACCAAAATCACGCAAATCATCAACTGCATTTGTTACTTTTTTTGTAAATACATCAGATCTTACCCCAAAACCCTCCACACTTACTATTAAAAAGGGCCCAATTGCATCAAGTTCAGGTAATTTTGGTAATTCTTCGTATATTTTCTCGATTGCAGAAGATATAACTGTTCCTGTTGTTGATAATACCGCAGAATTTAGAAATATTAAGATAAATGAAGGGTCATTATTGACTACTAACTTCACTTATAGCTCTAGAAATCCAAATCAGAAGTTTATTTTACCAAATATTGGTATTGATACTGATTTAATTAACGTTTCTGTTAAAACTGACAACTCAGAATTTGCTCCATCGACAAAATATAGTAAACAAGACAGTCTTTTTGACATTACTAAGGATTCTAACGTATTTTTCCTTCAAGAATCTGAAGATGAGCAGTACGAAATCTTTTTTGGGGACAATGTTTTTGGAAAAGCACTAGAAGATGGTAATTTTATCACTGCAAACTATATTGTATCAAATGGAGATGCTGCAAATAACATAAATCAGTTCCAATTTGCAGGTAGACTCACTTATAATATGGGTGGAGGTGAATATGTTGTTACATCTGGCATATCACTACTTTCAGCAGGTACAGCATCTTCTGGAGGTGCTACAATAGAATCTGTAGATTCAATTAAAAAGTATGCTCCACGCATTTATGCGTCTCAAAATCGTGCTTTGACCGCAAATGATTATGAATCTTTAGTTCCTGCTAAAATTTATCCCGATACAGAGTCAATTTCTGTTTTTGGAGGTGAAGAATTGGTTCCTCCTCAGTACGGAAAAGTCTTTATTAGTATAAAACCAAGATTTGGTGATTTTTTGCCTAATTTAATCAAACAAAATATCAAAAATAAACTTAAAAAGTATTCTGTAGCAGGAATTGTTCCAGAAATACTTGATTTGAAGTATCTTTATATTGAAATACACTCTTCTGTATATTATAATACAAATTTAGCACCTTCTGCAGAGGATGTTGGTACTATTGTTAGTAGTAATGCACAAAAATATGCAGATTCTAGTGAGTTAAACAAATATGGAGCTAGATTTAAGTATAGTAAGTTCCTAAAAATTATCGATGATAGTAGTGATGCTATTACCTCTAACATTACAACAGTTTATATGCGACGTGATTTAAGGGTTGCTCTTAATTCTTTTGCAGAATATGCAATTGGTTTTGGTAATGCATTCCATGTTAAGAGAGCTTCTGGATATAATATAAAATCCACTTCCTTTAAAATTAATGGATTGAGTCAAGCAGTATATCTTAGTGATTTACCTAATAATGATTTAAGGACAGGGACACTATTTTTCTTCTCTTTACCATCAGTAAATTCACAAACTCCGACTATTATAAAGAGAAATGTTGGTACAATTGATTATGAAACAGGTATTGTCATTATAAATCCAGTAAATATTACTGATGGTAAGCAAAAAGATGGTCAAACCATCATTGAGATATCTACATGCCCACTTTCTAATGATGTTATTGGTTTACAAGACCTTTATTTACAACTAGATGTGACTCATAGTACTTTTAATATGGTTATAGACGAAATTTCTTCAGGATTAGATCCATCAGCATCTAATTATATCGTGACTTCAAGTTATGATAGGGGAAATTTGGTTCGTTCAGGTGGACCTGTTGGTGGTAATATAGATAGTGGTGCAACTGGTACAACTTCTAATGCAACTGGCACTTTTAGTGGTACAACAATGGGCAATACAGGATCTACATCAGCATCTACAGGATACTAATTAATACAAATAAATGTCAGAGAAAAGAGTAAAGCTTACTAACGTATTAGAAAGTCAGTTTCCCGATTATGCAAGATCGGAGTATCCTTTAGTCATTGATTTTATAAAACAGTATTATGAATCTCAAGAGGCTCAATCAGCACCGATTGATCTGCTGAATAATATTGATCAATACATTAAATTAGACGAAAATACAAATACTTCTTATTCTGCAATTCTTGGTAGTAATATATCCATTGATGCTGATATAATTTCTATTGATATGCGTCAATCTCCTACAGGAACGATTGGATTTCCAGATACTTATGGTATTATAAAGATTGATGATGAAATTATTACATATACTAGCAAAACAGACACTTCTTTTGAAGGTTGTGTAAGAGGATTTTGTGGTATTACATCATATAAAGATTCAACACAAGAAGATACATTAGTTTTTAATAATACATCAGCAGTAGAACATACAGGTAGTGTTTATGCAGATAATAATTCACTTACTTCTATTGGATCTACTGTACAAAACTTAAGCACTTTATTTTTAAAGGAATTTTTAAGAAAAATAAAGTATCAAGTTTTACCAGGATTAGAAGAGAGGAAATTAACACCTAATTTAGACCAAAATACTTTTATAAAGCAATCAAAAGATTTTTATTCAACAAAGGGTACTGATCAATCATTTGAAATACTTTTTAGAGCTTTATATGATTCTGATGTAAAAATTGTAAAACCACAAGATTTTCTTCTTACACCATCTAATGCTCAATATCAAGTTACTAAGGATTTGGTTGTTGAACCTATAGAAGGAAACCCTTCAGATCTTATTAATTCTACTCTTTTTCAAAAAACAACTAGCGGCGAAGATCAAGGATATTCACCTATAGCATCAGTTGAAGAAGTATATAGTGGTGTTGGTCAAACTTATTATAAATTAAGTCTTGATGGTGGTTATAATAAAGATATTAGAGTTGATGGTTCAATTTATGGTAAATTTACTGTTCAACCTACAACAAAGGCAATTGGAAATGTTGCTGTAGGTGCAACATGCATTACTGTTGATTCTACTATCGGTTTTCCAGAATCTGGGGATCTTTATGTCTCTTACGGATCAACTGTAGGTATAGTTTCTTATACTTCAAAATCAGATAACCAATTTTATAATGTTACTGGTCTTGTAGGAGTTGTAACCGATACTTATTCTGTAGGAATAGCAACTTATGCGTTCGGTACATCTTCAGTTGATGGTTCAGACATAAAAGTACGAATTGGTTCTGTATTATCTGATTTTGAGTTTGAAAGCACTTCATTTGAGTACTCAGTAAATGACATTGCAAAAATAAAAACTTTAGGTATATCTGATACCTCAGATAAAGCTGAAAATTGGTTTTATAATATAGCACCAGTTTATAACGTTAATAAGTTAACTTTAATTGACTCTGCTGAACCTAGAACTTATCAAGTTGATTTTAATGTTGATCATTATTTCGATATTGGTGATAGTGCATCACTTATTGGTAATGATGGTGTAGCTTTAATATCTGCAGTTACGAAAATTAAAAATGAGAAGTCTATTATTATTCGTAGAGAAGGTTTTATTGATACTACAAAGTTATTTACATTAAGAAAAAATATTTTAAATGTAAATACAACTAATTTCCCTAATGCAAATAAGTTTATATCTAATATTCAAAATCTTTATAAAAATGATAGTGATTTAATAGTTGCATCTCCATCTATCCCATCTTATGATTCACAGGCACTTGAAGTTACTGATAGATCTGTAACATTCTCTGGTACTTTTAGTGGAACTACATTTGAAATAACCCCTGATAGGGATCATGGATTCTATAGTGGTGATCCTGTTTATTATACTCCAGAAAAAATAACAACTAGCTCTTATAATGCTATTACTGGTCAAACAGACACTTCAGATGTTACAAATCTATTTTTACCTAAAGAAGGTTTGTATTTTATCAAAAGAATAGATTCTAATAATGTAAAATTTGCATATAGTAGATCAGACATTCATAATGACATCTTTATTAACTTTACTAATGCAGTTACTGTTAATAATCAAAGAATTGAACCATATACTTTTAAAGGAAAAACTTTAGAATCTCAAAAACTTTATAGAAAGTTATCTGATCCAACTAATGATGGTATTAAAACCCCAACTCCTTCTGGATTTACAGGTATTTTAATAAATGGTGTTGAAGTATTAAATTACAAGTCTAATGATTTTTGTTATTATGGCCAACTAGAAAATATTAATGTTATCACTAATGGTGATGAATATGATGTTATAAATCCACCAGATTTGTTAATTGAAGATGCTGTTGGAACAGGAGCAACAGGTAAGGTATCATTATCAGGATCTCTTAGGGAAATTAAAATAACTGATCCTGGATTTGACTATATTGAACCACCAATAGTTTCAATTACTGGTGGTAATGGAGAAGGTGCTTTGGCTTCTGTAAGTTTGAAGTCTATTCAACATTTTGCCGAATTTAATTCAGAAAATTCAGTAGATGTTGGTATAGGAACGACTGTATCTACACTACATTTCCCATCAGCACATAAATTTAGAAATATTGAAAAAGTAACATATAATCCACAAGCACAAACAGCAATTTCTGGATTAAGCACTAATTCAGTATATTATGCTCGTGTAATAGATACACAAACTGTTAAATTGCATCATAGCGAAGCAGATGCTCTTGTAGGAATTGGTACAGTAACATTATTGGCACTTGGAGAAGGTACGCAGAGATTAGTTTCTTATAATCCTAAAAATATCATTGAATCCATTAATGTAGTTAATGGTGGTCGGAATTATCAAAATAAAGAGAAAGTAGCAAATCCAACAGGTATAAGTACATTCTTAAATTGTATTAATATTGAGAATCATCATTATGAAACTGGTGAAATTGTAAAATATGTTTCTATGGGTTCTTCTGTTGGTGGATTAACTAGTGGTAGTGAATATTATATTAGTAAGAAGGATGATAATAGTTTCTATCTATCTGAAGTTGGTATTGGAACTGATAATAAAGATTATTATTATAGAACTAATCAGTATGTTGATATAACCTCTGTTGGTGTAGGAACTCATACATTTAATTATCCCGATATTGCTGTAAATATAACAGGAAAAACAGGAGTATCTTTAGCATCTTATCAAGCTAAAGCAGAACCAATATTTAAGGGAGGTATTACATCTGTTCAAGTAACTTCTAATGGTTCCCAATATGGTTCGTCTGAAGTTTTAAATTTCAATAGACAACCTATTATTAATCTTTCTAGAGGTAGTGGAGCACAATTAAAACCCATTATAAGTCAGGGTAAGTTAGTTGAGGTCATTGTTTTAGCAACTGGTAGTGGATATAAGGGTTTACCAAATATTGCTATTAATGGTATAGGACAAGGTGCATTTTTAACTCCAGTTTTAGATAATGGTGAAGTTAAGTCAATAAAAGTAATTGAACCTGGAAATGGTTATATTGAAGCAGATACAACTGTTACTGTAGAATCAACTGGTGCTGGTGCTCTTTTTGAATCCAAAATACAGAGTTGGAGAGTTAATCTATTTCATAAGCAAGGTGGATCTGAAGGAATATCAAATATACCACTTGATGATGGATATCTTACAAATCCATTAAATCCAAAGTCTGGTTTACAATATTCTCATATATACACACCAAGAAAATTAAGAGAAAGTGTTTTTGGTGTTGATCAAATTGGAAGAAAATTATATGGAGAAACTGATCTAAGAAAGGAAAATGGTCAAGAAGTTTCATCTGTTAGTCATTCTCCTATAATTGGATGGGCTTATGATGGAAATCCAATATATGGACCATATGGTTATAGTTCAATTCAAGGTGGTGTTGTAAATCAGATGAAGTCTGGATATTCTATTTCATTGAAAGAGAATAGGCCATCAACGGATTTATTCCCTAATGGATTCTTTATTGAAGACTATACTTATACTAAAGTAAATGATGAAACAGTACTAGATGAGAACAATGGTAGGTTCTGTGTGACCCCAGATTATCCAAATGGTACTTATGCATACTTTACAACAATTGACCCCAATGTAGTCGATTCTGCAGGGGTTTTCGCTGGATATAGAAGACCTATTTTCCCTTATATTATAGGTGATAAATTTAATTCTATTATTAATACTTTCAACTATGAGGTAAATTCAGTTCAAAATAGTTATGATTTAGTATCTAACAAATATTATAGAAATACTGCACCTTATAATCTTATAGAGAATAATCTTAACTATCAGTATATTGATATTCCAAATAATTTAAACCAATCGGTTAAAATAAAAGCAACAACTCCAGGCAATATTCAATCTATTGGAATAGAAACTGGTGGTAGGGATTATCAAACTGTAGATAATATTGTTTTAGATGATTCTCAAACTAAAGGTTATGGTGGTGATATTAGTATTACTAAAGTTGGTGGTAAGATTGTAAGTTCGATTAGCGTTGCTACTACTAGTATTTCTGATCTAGAAATCTATAATTCCAATGAACAAAATAAATTTGATATAGTATCATCTACTCCACATCCATTTAAGAAAGATGATACTATTACTATATCAGGATTATCCACAAATGGATTAAAATTAGATGGTTCATATGTTGTTGGGTTATCAACTAATGTATTATCATTAGTTGGACTTGGTACAACATCAGCAGGTATTAGCTCAGTTAGTACAACTGGAATAGTTACCTTTGTTAATGTTGGTGGAGATTTATCAAATACATCTCCAAATGATATTTTATCAATCGGTTTAGAGCAAGTTAAAGTATTAAATGTTGATAGAGAACAATCTAGACTTAGAATTTTACGTTCTGTTAATGGTATAGGTACTGCACATGCAGTAAATTCATTGTTTAGTGAAAATGATAGACAGTTTAGTATCAAATCTAATGAAAATATAAAGGAAATAGTAAAAAGGAATAAAGAATTCTACTTTAATCCTTTAGATTCTGTAGCTCTTGGATCAACTTCTGGTGTTGGTATAGGAACTACTCTTACTTTCTCCAATCCAGGAGCAGGTGTAACACAATTATTTGTTCCTACAAAAACAATTTACATTAAAGACCATAATTTACAAACAGGTGATTTATTAACATATTCTACAAATACTGGAACTGCTTTAAAAGTTAATAATGGTACAACTACTTTTGATCTAACAAATCAACAACAACTATTTGTTGGAAGGGTGAGTAATGATCTAATTGGTGTATCTACAGTTCGTGTAGGGTTAGGAACTACTGCAACATTTGTAGGTATAGCCAATACCCAAAGAGGTCAATCTACATTAATGTTTGCTGGATTGGGAACAGGTGCATATCATAGTTTTAAAACCAATTATGATGCAATAACTGGAAATGCATCAAGAAATCTTGTTACAGTATCTACTTCAAGCACTCATGGATTAATTACTAATGATTTTGTCAATATTGATGTTAATCCTTCAGTAGAAGTAACCTATACAATTAAATATGATGATTTAAATAGAAGAACTGTTATAAATCCAAGAGATTTTGCTGATGCTGATGTTGATATTAATGCAAATTCGATTGAAATATTAAATCATGGTTTTGTAACTGGTCAAAAGGTCATTCATACTGCAGCAAGTCCAGCTGGAGGACTTATTGAGGGTGGAATGTACTATGTTGTTAAAATTGGCGATAATAACATCAAGTTAGCAACATCAGATTATAATGCTAAGTTAGAAAATCCTATTGTAGTTGATATTACAGGAACAGCAACAGGTACAATTTCACCTATCAATCCTCCATTAAAATTATATAAAGATTCTACAATAACATTTAATTTAGCGGATTCTTCATTATCATTTGTTAAACAATCTACAAGATATCCTGCATTTACATTAGATTTCTATACTGATGAGAATTTTACTGATATTTGGGAAAAAAATGCTTCAGTAAAAGAATTTGCCGTTAATACCATAGGTGAAATAGGAATTACAGCAAATGCTGCAGTGACATTGAAGGTAGATAAAAATACACCTGAAAAATTATTTTATAAATTAAATCCTGTTTTTGAAAGTAGTCCTCCTTTAGAGAAAACACAAGCAATTTGTGATTATGATGTTATATCAAATAATCAACTTGAAATTAAAACAAGTGTTTATAATGGAGAATATAAAGTATCTGTAGGAACAACTAGTACCTTTACATATACTATAGCAGATGTTCCTGAAAGACCTTCATATTCATCTCCATCAGTAATATCATATAGAACATCATCTGCAACTGCATTTGGTCCTATTAGTGATTTACTTATCAAAAATGCTGGAAATAATTATTACACATTCCCAACTATATCTTCAATTACATCTACTTTTGGTTCTAATGCAATATTAAGTGTTGAGAGTAAAAATATTGGTCAAATCAAGAAAGGAACTATTCAAGATATTGGATTTAATTTCCCTACGGACAAAACATTACAACCAAGTGTTGGATTGCCTCAAATTATAGAAATTGATGATTTTTCTACCATTAAGTCTATTGGTATCACATCTGTTGGTAGAGGTTATACTATAGCACCATTACCAGTTATAGTTGATGGAAAAACTAATAAGAAAGTAAACGAAGTTGAATTACATTATCAACTTGGTGATACTGATGTAACTATTATTAAAAATACATCAGGAATGAGTAATCTTCCTCCAGTTATTGTTCCAACTCGAAATAGTAATGGTGTTGCTATTAGTACTGTTGGATTTAATACAATAACCAAAGATGTAACTCTTGGATTAGGAACAGTTTATAGTGATGCTGCAGATTTCCCATTTGCTCTTGGTGATAAGGTATTAATTGAAAATGTTAGTGTTGGTGTAGGATCTACTGGTCTTGGATACAATTCTTCTGCATATGATTACAAATTATTCAGTATAAAATCAATCACACCAACTATTGGTGGATTTGGTACTGTTTCGTATAATATGAGTGATGAGATAAGTGATAGTATAGTAACTCCAGGTAAATTTGATAAAGTTAATTCTGATGGGCAAATAATTGCAGAAAAAACTTTCCCATTATTTAATGTTACTTTTGATAGTAAGAACTTCTTTCCTGGCGAAACTGTTACATCTAATTCATCTTCTGGTATTGTTGAAAGTTGGGATCAGAGAGTTGGTACATTAAGAGTTTCATCAAGTGATTCTTTTGTTGTTGGAGTTGCAATTCAAGGCCAATCTTCTAAAACAAGTGGAACCCCAACAAGTATTACTACATATGATGCTTTCTTGGGATATGATGCAACTTCTAGAGTTGAAAAGGGATGGCAAACTAATTCAGGAGTTATAAATGATAATCAGCAAAAAATTCAAGATAGTTTCTATTATCAGAATTTCTCATATTCATTAAAATCAAAAGTTGACTTTGATACTTGGAATAATCTTGTTTCTAGTTTGAATCATACATTAGGATTTAAAAAATTCTCTGATTATCAATTAGAATCATCTATAGGTTTGGATAATCAAGAATTGGTAGTTGGACTTACTACTGATACAACTGCGTATGAAATTGTATCCGATTTACAGAATACTGCTGATGTTAACTGTAGATATGGTTATGCATCTGTTAAAGAAAATGCATTATCTATTGATGGTCAATTAGCTTCTAATGAAGTTATATTTGATAGGGGTGAGTTAACTGATTACTTTGAATCATTTGGTAATAGGGTTCTTTCTATTGATGATTTACAACCATTATTTAATAGTGTACCAAGAGCAACTAAGTTTAGTGTTATCAGTACTTTCCCAATAGCTAAATCAAGATCAATGAAATTCTTTACTTATGTAAAGGATAGAAGATATGTTGGAGAAAGACAAATGATGGTTGTGGATATTGCCCATGACACTACATTTGCTTATGTTAACCAGTACGGTAGATTAGACACCGTATATGATATGGGAACATTTGATTTTGTTATATCAGGTTCTGAGGGACAATTATTATTCTATCCAACTAAAACTGAGATTAATGATTTTGATGTTGCAGCTTTAACTTATAGATTGGATGATAATTTATTAGGTGTTTCTAATAAGAGTTTAGGTAGTTCAGTATTAGTTAATTCAAGTAGCCACAAGGTTGCTGTAGGGGTCACAGAAACAGTTGTAGGGTTTGCTAGTACATATAGGTCAGCCAAGATTTTAGTGGGTGTTACGAAGGATGCTGGTGGGGATGGAACTACTATAATTGGTAATGAATTTGAGTTTGATGAACTCAACATATGTCATGATGGTACTGATGTAAGTATTGTTGAATATCCACAAGTTTCTACAGATTTAGATCCATTTGAAACTCCAGGATTAGGAACATATAGAGCATATATTGATGGTTCTCAAGTAAAAGTTGATTTTGCACCTGCTGTTGGTATTGGAACAACATCTATTGTTAATACCATTCAAGTTTTAATGTGTGATGATAATTCTTCTGGAGTAGGAACTGAAGATTTAAGACATGCAAGATTAGAAGGAAAAACTACTAATATTGCATCTTCTGCAACTCCTACAGAAAATGTTATTGCTAGATTTGAATCTCAAACAAATGAGGTAACTGATGAATTCGATGCTGCATATTTTATAGTTCAAATTACTGATAAGACTACTAATCAGTATCAGATGTCTGAAGTTATGCTTGTTGATACTTATAATGAATCAATAGGTACTGGTGATGTTTATGACTTAGAGTATGGTATTGTTCGTACTAACTCTGGATTAGGAACTATTGGATCAAGACTTGATGTAAACAATGGTAGTGTTACTTACACGGAACTAGTATTTACACCAAATCCAAATATTAATGTTCATGTTAATGTTTACATGAATGCTATTAAATTTGATAATGGCCAAAAAGATGAGATAGATTTAACTAACTCAGCAATTCAATCAGAATATGGAACATATAAAGGAACTCATAGTGATGTTAAGAGATCCTTTGAAGTAAATCATGATAATAATCCAGTATTTGAAAAAGAATTCCTTGGTAATAGTGTTGGTGTTGTTTCAGTTACTAGTAGTACCGTTAAGATACCAAATCATTTCTTTGTTAGTGGTGAGAAAATAAACTATAGACATGCTGGGGCTGCATCAACTCAAGCAATAGGAATTACTTCCACTAATTTTGTTGGCATAGGAACTACTGACAAGATGCCAGGTGATTTGTATGTTATTAAAATTGATGACAATTATATTAAATTAGCAGCAAGTGCGGAAAATGCATTAAAACCTTCACCACAGTTCTTAAATATAACTCATGTGGGTATTGGTACATCTCATAGATTTGTAGCTACAAATTCAAATTCTAAGGTACTTGTTGCTATTGATAATGCAATTCAATCCCCAGTTGTTGCATCTGCAGTTACAACTACTCTTGCAGCTAGTGTTGATTTTACCAATGATTTACTACCGTTTACAGGGATTACTTCATTCTTTAGTGCTGATCTTATAAAGATTGGTGATGAAATAATGAAGATAGAAGGTGTTGGTATAGGAAGCACTAACTTTATTAGAGTCAAGAGACCTTGGTTAGGAACACAGAGTGTTGGTTATACGACTGGTGCTTTAGTAACCAAAGTAACTGGTGATTATAATATTATTGGTAACAAAATTAACTTTGTAACTGCACCTCATGGAAATCTTCCAATGAGTTCTATTACCAATCCTCCTGATAGTAGGGATTGGATAGGTATATCTACAAGTTCTAGTTTCCAAGGAAGATCCTTCATAAGATCGGGAGCATTAGGAGGAGTAAATGACACATATGCCAGCAATTATATTTTTGATGATATTTCTTCAGAGTTTAATTCTATTAAGCAAAACTTTACTTTAAAATCTGGTGGATCTAATATAAGCGGAATTAAAGATGATAATGCTATCATTTTAATTAATGATGTATTCCAAGATCCTGGTGCAACAAATAATTATGTTTTAGATGAACCAGGAAGTGTAGGTGTTACTACATTAGCATTTGTTGGATCAACTCGTACTATTACGAATGATGTTGGTATTTCCTCATTCCCTAAAGGTGGAATAATTTTATCAGTTGGATCTACCAATGGTCTTGGATATCAACCATTAGTAGCTGCTGGCGGAACTGCCGTTGTATCTACTGCAGGAACAATAAGTTCTATTTCCATAGGAAACACTGGTTCTGGTTATAGGTCAGGTGTTCAGACAGTATCTGTTGGTGTTGCTACCAATAGTGGTGCAAAATTAATTAAGATAGGAACTGCTACTGTATCTAATGGACATGTAACTGGAGTTGCAGTAACTAATCCTCATATATTCTATAAACAGAAGACAGTTAATAATGTTGTATATGACAATACTACTGGTATAACAACTGTTACTACTCGTGAGAAACATGGTTTGATTGTAGGAGATCAAGCAAAATTATCTGGTATTGCATTTACTTGCACATATTCTCCACGATTAGGAATTACAACTGCTGTTTATAATAATGTAGTTGGTATTATGACCGTTACTACTAATGGTGGTCATGGATTAGTTGTTAATAAGGATGTTATATTTACTGGATTGGCATTTACATGTGGTTTGGATAATGGTGCTACAACTCACTTCTATCCAAGAGGAGAAGATCCTACTTATAATACCTCAGTTGCTATTGTAGGGGACGGAACTAAGAGTACAGTAACAAATGCTTCATACAACCCAACAACAGGTGTTATGACGCTTACAGTGCCTTCTCATGGTTTATCTAACGGTGATAAGGTTAAACTTGAACTCAATTCATTAACATTTACTTGTGCTAAAGATGATCATGCTACAGGACATTCATACCCAAGAGCGACTGATCCAATTGCTGGACAATGGGTAGCAATTTCTAATAAGACTACTAATACTTTTAGAATTCAAGTTCTAAGTTCAACACCATCAACCAATACAAGTGCTCATACCTTTGTTGGAGCAACTACAAATGGTATTACTCTAAATGATGGAAAGATTACAATAGATGTTGGTTTTGGTTCTCCGAATGATCAATATGCACATACTTTTGTTTCAGCAACTGCTGGTGCTGTTAAGAGTGGTGGTAATTATCAACATCAGTTTGTAGAGGCTGTTTCTGGATGTATCAGTATAACTGGATCTACAAATACTCTAACACCAATTGCTGCTGATTATAATCCTGCTGCTGGAATTATAACATTCACATCTACAGCACATGGATTAACAACATCTGACACTGTTAGGATTTCAACTGACGGAATAGTTCTTAGATGTTCAATGGACAATTATGCATCATTGCATTCATATCCACGTATAACCGATCCTATTCATAATACTGCAGTTAGTGTTGCTTCTACAACTGCTGATACATTTAGTCTTAATGTTGGTGCATCTCCTATTGTAAGTCATAACGTATCTGCTGCTGATTATGATGCAGTATCTGGTATCATGACTATGACAATTGGTACTCATACATTAAAGACTGGAACTAGCATCAAATTAGAGACTGAATCATTAACATTTAAGTGTGCAAAAGATGGTAATGCAACTAACCACAGATATCCAAGAAAACCTGATCCTTATTATAATGGAACTCCAGTAACTAACGTTATTAGTGCTACGAAGTTTGAAGTTAATATTGGTATTTCTACAGTTCCATCATTCTATGTTGGATTAGGTTCTGTTCAGGGATCTATAATTGCACCAAGAGCAAAGAATAATTCTGCAAGTAAGAGTGATCCAGCTCTTGATGGTGCTGATGTAATTAATGTATTAAGTGATAATAGTTTTGAAGTTAATACTGGTATTTCTACTTGTCCTCACTTCTATGCTAGAGGTGGTAAGGTTGATAAACCATTTGAAGTTCTTATTGATGAACCATTATCTTATAGCAACATTCCTTTAGTGTATTCATCCAATTCTGTTACGGGTGTAGGAACAAGTGCAACTGCTGATATAGTTGTTGGTCAAGGATCTAGTGTTATTTCCTTTGTTATAAGGGATGAAGGTTATGGATATGGTGTTAATGAAATACTTACTGTTCCTATTGGTGGCCCACTTGGTATTCCAACAACTTCTGCATATGAAGAATTCCAATTAACAATACAAGAGGAAGTTACTGATAAATTTACTGGTTGGTCTATTGGAATGCTCCAATCTTTGGACAGACTTGATTCATTATTTGATAATGAGAAAAAGGTATTTACTATGACCCTTAGTGGTGAACCACTTGCTATTAAAGCACAAGAAGGATCACCTATTAACGTTCAAGATACACTTTTAGTATTTGTTAATGATATTCTACAAGTTCCTGGTCAAGGTTACATATTTGAAGGTGGTAGTATTATCACATTTACAGAAGCACCTAAAGAAGGTGATACATGTAAGATTATTTTCTATAAAGGAAGTGGTGATGCTGATGTTGTCTTCAGGGATGTTATTGATACGGTAAAACCTGGTGATAATGTAGATATTGGTTATGATCCTGAACTTGGACAAAAACATTGGCAAGATGAAGATAAGAGGATTGTAACTAAAATCAATTCCATCGATAATGCAGGAACCAATATTTACTATGGTCCAGGTAATACTAATGATGAAAATCTATTGAGACCAGTTGATTGGTGTAAGCAAACTGAAGATACTGTTATTAACCAAAAGAGAGTATCTAAAGCTAGAGAACTTTATGAACCAGTAATTCAACCTACTGCATATATGATCAAGAGTGCTGGTATTGGTTCTACATCAATCTATGTTGATACTATTCGACCATTCTTCAATCCTGTTAATGAAACTTCTGGTAGCAAAACTTTCCAAGATAAAGTTACCATTACTTCTCAAAATGCAAAAGTAGGTTCAACTGCTACTGCAAGTGTTGATTCTTCAGGAATTGTTGATGCAATTACCGTTACAAATGCTGGTGTAGGATATACGGGAGTTCCTCTTGTTACTATTCAAAGTTCAACTGGAACACAAGCTACAGCAACTGCATTAGTATCTGCAGGGATTGTTACTGGTATTACTATTACAAATTCTGGAACAGAATACTCAGAAACCACTCCACCAATTATCTTAATTGAACCACCAACTCTTATTACTGAAACTAACAATGTAAGTTCTTATCATGGTGATAATGGTGTTATTGTTGGATTTGGTACAACTACAATTGGTACTGAAAATAAGATGATTTTTGACTTCCATATACCATCAGATTCTTATTTAAGAGATACTTCTGTTGCAGGAACTGCTACTACTTTAAGTAATATAGCAGTTGGTGATATCTTCAGTATATTTGATAGTAATGTAGGTGTTGGTCAAACTGTAACAACTTATGATGATTCTGGAAATATACTTGGTATAACAACAGTATTCTCAGATTCAATTTACAGAGCAGATACAGTAACTAATGAAACAGTCACAATAGTTGGTTTAGGAACAACTGTTGTTAAGAGAGTAATGGCAAAAATTAGTGGAATTTCTACTGTTAATTGGGACTCTAGTGCAGGTGATGATAAATTTGATTCTACTATATTCACCTTTGATAATACTGCAGAAACAGTTAGTTACACTGGTATAATTACCTCTGGTTTATTCTTTGGAAATTATACTTGGGGTAGGATTGATTTACACTCAAGATCTGCAGACAATTACTTTGATGCATATGGTCGTAACGGCTATGTGGGTATTAAAACTTCTACTGTTATTCAAAGAACAAGCAGATTGAGATTCCAAGATTATACTTAATTAACAATACTAAATAACTTAAAACTAGAGAAATAATGGCTAAACAAGGCATTACTACTGGAACAACACCGAACGACGGTACTGGAGATACCTTGTTAGCTGGTGCTGTTAAAATTAACAGTAACTTTGATGAACTTTATGATTATTTTGGTAATGGAAATGTTTTAAATTTCACTTCTGCGGTTTGGCCACAGAATGACACTGGTATTCATACCACAAGAAACGTAGGTATTGGAACCACAACAGCAACTGAAAAACTTACGGTAGATGGTAATATAAGTCTTCCTGATGATAAATCTGCATATTATGGATCAAGTAATGATTTTGAGATTACACATAATACTTCACTTGGAAATGAAATAAGTAATTTTAACAATAATGCTCTTTATATTAATGATGGAAATGTAGTTAATACATGGTTCAAAGTTGATTCATCTGGTGCTGTATTTTCACCTGCAGGTATTACTTCAGTTGGAGCTGCGGTTACTTTCAAAGGCACTGATGGAAGTGTTTTAGCAAGAAATTTAAAAATAACTGGAGTTACTACTTCTGGCAGTTTTGTTGCAGGATCTAATATAACTGCAGGTGGTGCAATTACGGGTGTTGGATCTATTACTGGTGCTACTATTCATGGTAGTGGTGCTGCTTTATCAAATATTGTTACCTCAGTTACTGCTGGTGCTGGACTTACTATTAGTGGTTCAACTGGGACTATAACTATAAGTTCTGCATCTGGTGGAGCACAAGGATATTTTCAAAAGAATGTTACTGGTATAAACACAACATCAAATGTTGGAGTTGGAACAACCACATCAACAAGTGCTTTAACGGTTACTGGAGATGGTAAATTTACTGGTATTGTGACGGCTACTACTTTTATTGGTAACGTTACTGGTAATCTTACAGGAACAGCAAGTACAGCAGGTGCAGCAACTACTGCTTATAGTTTAATTGGTACTGCATCTACAGCAACTGCTGCTGCAACTGCTTATGGATTAAGTGGTACTCCCAATATCAGTGTTGCGGTTGTATCTGCCTCATCTACTATAACTGCTGCTAAATTTGTAGGAGATGGAGCAGGACTTACAGGTGTAACGGCATCTGGTACTGGAATTGTTATTAAGGATGCTGGAAGTCTAGTTGGTACTGCAGGAACAATTGATTTTGGTGATAGTTTATCGGTTAGTGCTATTTCTGGTGCTGCTGTTACTGTAACAGGAACTACTCCTAATAACTTAACTCCTGCCACAATGGTGGTTTCTGGTGTTACGACTGCAACTGGTGGAGTAATTGGTGATCTTACTGGTAATGTTACTGGTAATGTTTCAGGAACTTCTGGTGGATTGACTGGTACTCCAAATATTACTGTTGGGTTTGCTAATGGTACAGGTGTTTCTGTTTCAGGTGTTACTAGTACAACTACTTTAGAAGTTAATTCTAGATATGGTGTTTCGACAGGATTTGGAACCTTTATTGCATCTGCTGGTATAGCACATACGGTAGATACTTTCACTATAGCATCTAATAATTTCAAAACTGCTGAGTATACATTACATCTTGAAGAAACTACAAATAGTCAGACAGAAAAAGTTCTTGTAATGCAAAATGGCACTACTGCATTCTCAAATGAATATGCAGTGATGTACAATGGCAATCTTTTAGTTTCGATTGGTGCAACAATTACTGGTGGAGCAGTTCTATTAGAGGTTACTCCAAGAGCTGGAATTAGTGGACTGACCACATATAGATTCACTAGGGAGACGATGAAGTAAATGGATTTTGCGGATTATAAGGATACTCTTCCTAAAGAGCCTTCATCTGGTAAGAAGGCTTACTCTGTTGGTTGTGCAAATGCTGCAGATTGGCAATTTATTGATAATTTACTAAAACAAAGCGGTACTTCTGAAACTAATGTTCCTGATGATGCTGTCACAGTAACTGACGAAAAAGTACATAGTCAAACTAGAGCAGTATACGAATTAACTGATGCAGAAGCAGTTGATCTTAGAAATCATGCTAAAGTTTCATATGTAACTATTGATGTTACCAGATATGCAGGTACGTATAAACCAGATCCTATTGAAATATTAGATGCTGTAAAAAACTACAGATATGATTCTACTGTAAAAAATTATAGAAATATAAATCCTGACTTACCTGCATCTCCAGATTCTTCTGATAAAAATAGGGCTGGATATCAATTATTAAGACTTAACACCAAAGAAGATCCTTGGGAATATTCAACAATTAATGATGCTTTAAATAATAGACTTCAATATTATGGTGATGGATCAGATGTTGATGTTGTAGTTGCTGATACTAGAGCATGGTTTGGTCATATTGAATTTCAAGGTAATTTGGGTGGTCCTGAAAAGTATAGAGGTACTAATGCATTAAAAGCTGGATATTCACAATATACAACTACTGGTTCTTGTGATGTTTTAGATCTAGTATTAGATGCTCCTTATTATATTGATCCTGATTGGTTTAATGCAAATCCTGGTAGTAGATTAACATTACGTTGGGATGGTACTAGGGTTCCTGTAGAATCTGTAGCAAGACTATGGTGGTCTAATTCTTCTCAAAGATCTGCTGCATTTTCTAGTATAGGAACAGTTAGTACGATTACTACAAGTTATACAAGAGCAAATTGTAATGGATCTAATACTAATGACCCTGCAGGTACATCATCCGATTACCATGCAACACCATGTATGTCACAAACATATGGAAGACAATACGGTTGGGCTTTTAATTCCAATAAATGGTTTGCAAATGTAATTGGAACAAGTTCAATTGATACAGAAGAATTTTTTGATATATTAAAATTATTCCATCAGAATAAACCAACTAATTCAAAGTATGGAACTAAAGATCCAACAGTAACATCTAATAGTTGGGGTTATCGTAAATCAATTAATAGTAGTGGTTACTATTATTATCGTACAGGAACTGATGGTACAGGTGGAGTATCATATAGTACTAAACCTGCATTTATGAACAATTTTTATCAATCAGCTATTAGAGGAGAATATCAATCTAATAGTATGGTAACTGCTGGTGATGAAATGGTCGAAGCAGGTGTTATATTTGTATGCTCTGCAGGAAATACTAGACAGAAATTAGTTGAAGCTGATCACTTAGATTATGATAATTATTGGTCTGCTAGTAATAATACTGCTTTAGCAAGTGCAACTGCGACTGTATATGGATTTGCAATGTCCAATACTATCAATCGTCAAGGTTTTCCTGGTCAAATTGGAAAGAAAACTGAGAATGGTGTTACTAGATATCGTACAATACCAGTGGGTGCATTAGATGAAGACTATACAGGAGTTCCTAATAAAGAAAGAAGAGCAGTTTATAGTAATATGGGTAATCTTATTCGTTTTTATTCTCCAGGTAAAAATACATTAGCAGCGTCTACTAATTATGGTACTAGATATAATCGTTTTGATTCAACATATGTTATAGATTCTACAACATCTTCAACATCTGAAGATGCTTTATTTGGTGGAACTAGTTCTGCATGTCCAACGGCTGCAGGTATAATTGCCACGAAACTTCAATTTATGAGACATTGGACTGGGGACGATGTACTGGGTTGGATAAACAATATTGTTGGTCAACTACCAGATGCTGATATTTACTATGGTTCAGAGGATAATTCAGCAACTAGTGGGTGGACTGATTCATATTCTTTACAAGGTGGTCCAGGATCTATAATATGGGATGCTGAAACTGGTGGCGAAGATCCTACCACAATAGAAACTAGCAATGTTTCCGTTGCTGGTAATATAACTATATCATTACAATAAATACCTAAAAACAACGAACAATGGCAGATAAAAGCTTTGGCGTAAACGAGTTAAATGTAATCAGCAACAGTGCTAGTGCTGCTGGCATAGTTTCTTGTACCAACAGTATGACAGTCAATGCTGCTCAAGTTGGTGTCACTACTAATGTAAGTGTTACTGGAGTTACTACTTCTGGTAGTTTCCATAGTAACGATACAACAGGCGATGGAACTGATGTTGGATTTGCTATTAAATATAATATTACTGCAGACGGTTCATCTAATTATCGTTTTGCTGGACCTGGTGTATTAAATACAACTAATGATCCAACTCTTTACTTACAAAGAGGATTTACCTATATCTTTAATAATACATCGGGTGGCCATCCGTTTAGGATTCAATTTCAAGGAACATCAATAGGTGTTGGTACATATGTAAGTGGATCTCAAACGGGTGAACAGGTATTTACAATACCTCATGATGCACCTGGTACTTATGAATACCAGTGTACTTCCCATGCTTCCATGAAAGGCGATATTATTATACCTTCATAAACTACTCTAAATAAATAAAAACTTTTCACAATGTCTGCTATCATAACAGATCAAATTAGAATATTAAATGCGAAGAATTTTGTAGCAGGTATTGGTGCTACAACTAATTCCTATTATTCTTTTATTGGTTTACCAAATCCATCAGATGTTCAGAGTGATTGGAATGAATCTCCTCCTGCACCAAAGGATAACTTTGAAGAAGAAGATTCTTATTGGGATACTATGATTGCATTGAAGAAAATCAATGCAGCTGATGTTAGGCAGGTGGTAAGGAAAAGAATTTGGACTTCTGGTACAATTTATGATATGTATCGGAGTGATTATAGTAGTTCTAATAGAGCAAAAATCTCTGGAGCAACTAATTTATATTCTGCATCTTATTATGTTTTGAATAGTGATTTCAGAGTATATGAGTGTTTACAGAATGGTACTGATCCTGATAATCCAAATGGTAAACCATCTTTAGATGAACCCACTTTTACTGATCTAGAACCTCGTTCTGCAGGTAGTAGTGGTGATGGTTATATTTGGAAATATCTTTATACAATTAAACCAGCTGATATTGTAAAGTTTGAATCAACTGATTTTTTACCAGTCCCTCAAGATTGGGCAATTTCTACTGATGCATCTTCTGTTAGGAATAGTGCTGTTGATGGTTCTATTAAAATAGTAACTGTTACAGATAGAGGAACTGCAATAGGTAACACTGCAACATCATATACTAATGTTCCTATCAAAGGAAATGGTAGTGGTGCTCAGTGTACTGTTGTTGTAAATAATGAGTATAAAATTGATTCTGTGACTGTAACTAGTCAAGGATCAGGATATACCTATGGTTCTGTTGATTTACTTGCAGGTGGAGTTCCTACAGGAACTCAAATTCCTACTTTTGATGTTATTATTCCTCCAGAAGGTGGTCATGGTGCAGACATTTATAGGGAACTTGGTGCATTTAATGTACTTTTATATTCTCGCATTGAAAATGATAATGAAAACCCAGACTTTATTACTGGAAACCAAATTGCAAGAGTTGGTATAGTTGAAAATCCAAAAGTAACTACTAATACATTATTAACTTCTGATAAAGCAAGTGCTGTACCAGCTTTAAGACTTACTGGTGTTGGTTATAGTTCTGCTACCTTTACTGCAGATACTTTAATTAGACAAACTATAGGAACAGGTAAAACTGCGGTTGGTAAAGTTATTAGTTATGATGCTAATACTGGAGTTTTGAAATATTGGCAAGATAAGTCACTTGCTGGATTTACTACTGTAGGTGCTGCAATTACAAACCCTACATATGGGTATGAATTGCTTCAATTTACAAGTACTCCCTCTGGTGTTGGTAATTTAACTATCGTTCCAGACTCTGGAACAAACTCGAATTTAGGTATTGATACTGTGTTTAGCGGTATTTCGACTGTAATAAATAATAGGACATATAACCTTGGGCAATCTTTCGTGAGTGGGATTGCTGGTCCTGAGGCTAAGAAGTATTCAGGAAACATTATATATGTCGATAACCGTCCATCAATAACTAGGTCGGTGAATCAAAAAGAAGATATCAAGATCATTTTGCAGTTCTAAGAAATCATGCCACAGCAAAC